TGGAAAAGCGTTGCGAACCGCACATAAGAATGTGGTAAGTTCAAGCAATCCACTTGTAAAAACAGGCGACTATCGTTAAATTAAAAATTTCAATTCAAGATTTAAAGCATCCAGCAGAGCTGGAATGTTTCAAATATTTCTTGAACCTACAAAAATTTTAACAATTGTCGGTATTCCTGCTCTTTAAGCGGATGCTGCGATATCTTACTCAATGGGGCGCGGTACATTGAGATTGAATTAGGCGAATAGGCCTTCTTCACAGAATATCTTCGTCAGACTTTTATAGTTCTTCTGACTGAACTTTTGATTTCTTCACATTAGGTTGTTTTGTATAACCGATAATCCTAAAAAGATCATCGCATGCATTAGACTGGAATGGTTTGGCGTTATCACTAACGATATTAATTCCACCATATGTGTAGGTAATCCCGAATACACGAGTATCCGGTTGAAGGAGACTAATGACATTGGCATAGCGTTTAGCTTGTGTCACAGCCCTCTTCTTGTGTTGAGGTACGTTGGAACGTTTCAATTCCACAACGAGTAAGAAGTCTTGATAACCTAGTATCAGATCAATCTCACCAAAACATGCTATCTTAACGTTCCTGAATTCATAGCTGATTTTCTTCTTGAAGTTGAGTAAACGTATAAACTCGTCACACTGCTCATCCTCAGTTTGAGAATGATGAGAAGATACAGAATCTGGACGATTAAGTTCATTATTCCTCACTTTCTCTTTCAGCATGTCTCGATAAAGATCATCACCAGTTAGAGACTCTGGCAGAGTATCTGTTGAATAATCAGAATACGACTCTTCATCAGAGAGATCCGCAAAGAAATCCCCCATAGATTCACTCGAATCCATAAAATCTTCCGAATTAATGGAATTTGGTGGGGTACTAGGAGGAGAAGTCTCTATTGATCTATTTCTGACATCACACTCTCCAGATCGGATACGGTTAATCCAACGAAGAGATTGATCAGCATAATTAGGTGGAAAATCAAATGGAGGATAAGTCATGAAGAAATGGACAAGTGAAACATAATTCAATTTGAACAAATAACTATTCTTAATGGCAATCCTAATCAATACTTTCCTCTTTGTGGAAAGAGACATTTGATAATCAGGATCCTCATACTTCTGAGGTAAATTCTGGAGTTTTGATCCTAATGTTTGATCCCGAGATTCTAAGAATAAATCTAGATCTTCCCATCTTTGCAGAGAATATACTACTGAGTCAGAGAACCCAATCAATTCACGATAAAGAGGGAAAGATTCATCAATAACTTCTGGGAGGACGTAACACTTAGATCTGGAATCAGAGTATGATTCAATCTCCTCAAAAGCATCATTTTGAAAATCAGAAATAACACATGAATCAATATCAGATTCTCGAAATGCATCTCCTAAACAATCAGACACAATACATGTATCTGATTCAGCTTGGATAGAGATAGAATTTCCTTCTGCCACAAGACCAGAAATGTCCATAACTTCCTCATCCTTGTAAGGATCAGGAGTAATGTCCAACATCTTCTGGCGCAATTCATTCATATAATCTTGGTGCAAATTGATAGCTTGCTCGGGATGGCTCCCAAATGAACTATAAATATAACCATCAAAATAATAGACTTCTCCTTGATGACCATAAGGATAAGCACAAAAATAGAAGTCCCAATCAATATGGGAAATCAAGTAATTTGTAAGTCTCTCCTCATGTAAAGGGTCGTACTTTGGAGCAATTGCGCCTTGCACTTCATAAATCTCTGATTGTTCATCATATACTTCCTCAATAGTTGGCAAGTCATCGAAATAACTATTAAACTTATCGACAAATTTTTGCTGATCAATCATATGCTCGCGGAATCGTTTATCAAGTTCTTCGACAATATAATCACGAGTGACAGTTGTCCCTAGACCAGATTTTAGATTCGTTGGCATTTTCCCACAAAAAGCAGTACTGTGGTCTGAGCCTCCATCATAATTAATAATCTCACCAGTGAGATAATCTTTTAAATGGATTACAGAGCTACAACGACGTGCTATTGCTTCAGGACAATTCATGAAACCTCCTACCATAGCGAATGTCTTGGAAAGATCAAGATTAGTAGTGAGTATAACAAGGTCCGGTTGAATATACACTTTACCCTTCATTTCACAATTGGGGTTTAGTGCAGTTTTCTGGACATTATTGACGAAATCAATCACTTTACGCCATGGGTTTGTAGTATCAGGACGATCTGATTTAGCAGCACCAATATCATCAAAAAGAACAACTTTGTGGGAAGTTCTAAATTCTGACTGGTACTCATCCGTCTCATTCAATGTTACCATATCATGAGAGGTAAATCTTCCATATCTACCATGCATCAACTTCTGCGCAAGCTGAATTGAAAACGAGGATTTACCAACACCAGGATTACCATAAAGAACAACACAAAATGGCTGCTTTCTAAGTGCTCCCGTAGAAACGTCGGTCTCCATATCTTCAATAGCATGCTCAAGACGAGCTAGAATTTGAGATTCTCGCGAAGTATTGACGATACCGAATAACATCCGATAACGTTTCAACCTCTTGAGCAATTCAGATCTCGAATTGACGGTACCCTCATGGATACCGATTTTGGAGGAAGTGACCTTAGATAAGGACTCTTCCAATCTACCTGATTGCATCAGCGACTGCTTCAACAATTCATAAGTGGATAGTAGTACACCTGCGGTTACTAGGGCAGGTTTGGTAGCTCTACGTCCAATAGATAGGCATCTCTGCATATTTACATAATTTACAATTTTACTAATGTACATTTATTTAATATACACATAAGACACATCATTCTTTAGTGTACAGAGCCTCTGTCTTTTGACGTATTGACTCGCCTACCGTAAATACGGCTATCCCACAGGGGGATCAAGATCTGTAAGTTTTCTCTACAGTGGTATGAGTAGAGGAACTCACAAACCACGGCAAGTAACTACCTCACAGAGAAGTCTTCAACTTTACGTGCACGTATCTGCGCACGCTGGGACATAAACAAGGCCCAGTCTAGTATACAATTTTATTTACAATATAATTTACAATTTAATTTACAATATAATTTACAATAACAGATACGGGGAGCTTAGTTTACTCCCGGGAAGTATGCATCTTTGAGCGCCGAGCACATGCGACCACAGGATAGAGGTTGGATGGTATTCCAAGGGAGGACAAACCTTTCATCTCCATCTTGAGACGCAAGAACAATACGCTCGCATTTAGCACAGAATTCCGAGTAAAATTCTTCCCCATGCAAATAAGCTTCACGAGCTTGTGACTCGAAATTTGCTTGAAATTGCTCAGGGAAAGTAAGAGGGGTGTTCTTAGATTTAGTCCACCAATAGAACTTCTTACTCAAAGATTCTTCTTCCAAAGGAGCTACAATAGACTCCAATTGCGGGTGATAACGAAATGATCGTTTCAAGAATGAAACTTCTTCAATAGTTTGATAAGGGACTGAATCAGCCCCTTTATCGGCCATTGTGTACTTGATACCCCAAGAGGCGAACACTGCTTGAATGGTAGTATGATTAAACAAGGGAATCTCATCAGAGACACCCATTGCATTATCATCGCCATAAGTAGCATCCTTAACAAATCTCCCAAACTTGGGATCTTTGATCTCGGGGTAATGTTCATCCATGATAGTGAAGAAAGCCATTCGCAATAATAATGAGTTGATAATAGAATTCATCTCAACTGTTAGTGGTTGACCCGAAGGTTGACCATTACAGAATTGAAGAAGATTACCTTCCCAAATCATCACGGGACTCACAACAGAGGACAGTAGACCTCTCAAATATTCCAAGTCAGAACTAGAAGCACCATTTTCACGATACAACTGCACTATACAAGCTGCAGCCTTTTCCAATAAAGACTTGGGTAATTGAGTGTCATACCCACTGAAATCTCCACAGACAAATTTGGTGTAAGCACCACCATTTGTCAAGTGATCATGGAGTTCTTCCCACTCGGCAGATTGAGCGGCCAAACCGACAAAGCAACCAGAAACCTTACTGTTCCTCAAAACATGCTTAATCGGGATGATCCCCCTAGTAGCCGCAATGAAATAGGACATATCATTGCCATAGACAGATCGCGTCTTTTCATACGCTTTCTCTAAGGGAAGAACCTCGTTAGTTTTGGAAGCTCTGACGAAAGGATCAAAAGTTCCTTCACCAGCCCTCCATTTGGCTTCAAGAGCCAAAATATCTTCCTCAACATAATCAGCCAAAATACGTGGCACAATAGGCATGCCCAAAGAATCAATCATCATATGTTTCTTCTTGGTGCCGCCATAACACACTCCCGAAGAAGTGTTATTATTCATACCGCGTACAATACCTGTGCCATCGCCATCTAATGCCTCTTGGAGAGATCGAACACTGAAAAATCCAGGGTCTGCCTCTTCCAGGGAAGCAGCATAAGACGATACAGAAACACCTGAAGCATTAGTCGCGTACATCCAATCATCCATAGCACGATCCATCAAAGCGATGGGTGCTTGCATTTTCGGAGTATTAAACTTAGCTAGGGTGGTATTAATCTGCTTAGAACCATTCACGAACTTGGGTGGACGAGATGACAGAGGACCGAACTCGGCTTCGACTTGCTTATTACCATTACGGAAATAGTAGTCTTCTGCTCGAGGTTTATAGATAGATCCGCCAACATCAAGTACAGTTCCAAGTGATACAATGGGAGTAGTATCAACTTCAAGAGTTTCCTGAACATATTGAGAAGGTTGGTCAACAATACTAAGATCACGAAGATTGCGCTTCAACACCGGTTGAGGGGGTGTAGATGCTACAAATATTGATGCTTCGTTTTTCAAAATAGCATTAGCCTTGTGGATAGTCGAACGATCGACTGCAAGACAATAGAATTTATTAGATCCCGTACCGGCAATGTGAATACCGATAATAGCATTGTTGTATATCAGAGGCTGTCCACAATCTCCATCAGATGAAGAGTGGCTCTGAGTTTCACATTCATAAACCAATTGGGTTTCAAATCCTGCATTAGTCTGGTAACGAATAGGTTTAGGCAAGAGACGAGCTCTTACTTGGATTAATTCGAAGGATCCAGTATCACAATCTTTGTGAACATATACACACCCAGCCTGAGTAGGAATAGTATCAACTTCAGCAAAATACTTTGTGAAATCTTTACCTGGGGGTGCATTCGGTAAATGAACGAGGGATGCGTCAAGTACTTTCTTAGTCAAAATCCCGTGTTTGGTCAAATCAGAAACATGGGTACGAGGAACATCGATATTTTGGTACGATGCGCCCTGAACTCCAGATATTTGTAATTCAACTGACATAAGATCGGTAGACGGTAAAGCGTGACGCGGGATTAGCCTTTCAGATCCCATAGGCAAAGTCTTTACTTTGGTCATAGTTCCATCTTTAGATGTAATTGTAACTTGAGCAATTCCTTTACCAATTTCTTGAAGGGCTTGTGACGGTGTCATAGTGCGAGCTTCGTGTGCGGGACGAGGCTTGGTGATATAATGCCCAATTGCATCAGAATTAGACTTTTCCTTCGGTTTAGTAAAAGAAACTTCCAAGACTTCATCAGATTCCTCAATAGTAACACTTTTATCCTCACTTTTTGCAAAAACCTTCGCTGCAAAGATTGAAGTGGTGAATATACTACCGAGAATGAGCATACTTCCCATGACGGTCATGGCGTACATAGTGCATCTCGTACGATAATGTTCGGAGATAGCATTTCTGTTACGGATATTCCTTTCTACCATTTCCTCTCTAGCAGAGCGAATATGGCGGTATTCATACCACACAAATAATCCTAAAACAACAAGTATACCTCCTGGGAGGAAACTAGAAATAATGCAAAGAATCAAAAATGTGTAACGATAAGGATACAGTATGGAGAAACGATGTTTAGCATAAGCCAACAAGTTACAATAAAATATAAATAGAGATACTTTAGCAGCAAAAGAGCTGGTAAAATCTATTACAGTATTATCCATACTTAGGAAACACTCTGTCGGAGATGGACAACTTCGCTCGAAGAAGAGAGTTCGGAGTCGCGATGTCGCGAGCTTCCTGGCTTCAGCGTGCAAACCACAAACACACATGTCTTTAGGCAATGAACAATGATCGCAATCACCTTCAGTTGACTTAGACTTAGCATGTCGAGCTACATTCTTAGACCACTCTGCGTCGAGTAGGACTTGAAGTTTTAGAATGGCATCTCGCCAAGAATTATTCCCCGGATGACGATCATAGGGAATTTCTTGGTAACAGATAGATTCTCGACCTTCAGGTGTAGTGATGATCGAGATGGGCTTCTTGATGTTGACCTCATAAACGTTAGTGTTGAAAATTTCGTCACATACGTCTGGATGGTTTAAATCAAGTCTGTCGGTGCCAGCTAGTCTGTATTCCTCAGCAATGTTCAACTCGAGAACAAAGCCAAGGCGGCGCAATAGACTATCTTTGCTGGCGGTCTTGAAACACGCCATACCCAAATCTTCATCATTGGTGGTGAAAATAGTTCCAATGTTAGAGTACTTATGAAGTCCCTTCTCGTCGGCACTAGCTTTCGGAATTAATTCCTTAGAAGTGTTAACGATATCCAGGATATCTTTAGTACGCATCTTAGTTGAATGATCATTGGCGTAATCATCAAAGATAATAACATCGGTACTATTGGTGATGTTTTCCTCAAATTTGGGATCACCACCTCGATTATTGATCAGAGTCTCATCGGGGATACGGTTAGCCAGTTTTTGCATCATAAGTCCGATTTTACTGGACGATGCAGATTTACCTCCACCAGCAGAACCCAACAAAGTTACAGCCATTGGCTGAGGTTTTGTGTTATTAGGATTCAATTTGGATTCGATGAATCGGATGTGACCATCCAAAACTGTCAGGTATCTTGCTAACGAAGACTTGATCGAGGGTGTGGGGTTTTTGTTCAGTTCTTGCTCTCCCTGTCCACGGAGTTTGTTGAGGCGATCGCGAAGTAATTCCAATGTTAGGTTATTAGCCTCGAGGTACAAAGGATCTTCGATGAAAGAATTGATGATATCGGTCATCTCAACGTATTTGGATTCAAAGACTTGCTCAGTTGGTAATTCCCATTTAATTTCTGAAAACCTCATCTTAATGATGTTCTCGGCGTTAATGTAAATCCAATCATAAACACGTGCAAGGAAAATGGAGACATTCTCGGCGTGTTGTCTGAGTTCAGAGCCTATCTTGAATATACCAGTAGATAGTGCCGTAATCAAAGAATAAACATCGTCTTCAGCATATGCCTTCGTAACGAAGGTCTTAATACAGATAACAGATGTGAAAATTCCTGAACAGGCATGCACAATCCCAAATAAGGTTCTGGGGTTGGAGGTACTGGCGTTTGACCAAAATGATTTCACCATCTTTTCGGCTGATTCAGCCTTAATAAAGTACTTCTTCAAATCATCAAAGAATGTCGAAACAATCCTGAAAATATAATTAGAGGCACTCTTCACTTGATCAAACTTAAAAAGTGTGAGTGAAAAAGATGTGAACCCAATAGAGAGTTCGGTGAAACTTTTCGCATTTCTCGCGCCAAGGTAAAAGTTTATGGCGTGGATCAATGCTTGGGTCAGATCGACCAGATGTGAGGTTCCCAATTCATAAAGGTCACTTGTTAACTTCAAAATGAGGTTAAGGGTCGAGTGAGTTTTATCCTTCAGAAATGAAAAGGCATCTGGTAGTTGAAAATCTGGACATAAGTCTTTCAGAAAATCAACCAATTTTAGTGAGTAGTCAGTCGCATGCGCCACGTTGGGCGACACTGATTTGGTATAAAATTCGGTCGTTGCGTTTTTAGCAAAAGCAACTGGTTTTGTGGTAATTTTTAGTTCGGCGTTAGTAATTTCGCGCTATTTGATGCTGAGGGGTTAGTTAGACCCAACAGCGCCATTTTTGTTCTAGATACTTTGATCGAAAGGTTGAAGGTCAAGCTTTTCCTTCGGTTAAACAATCTTCGTACTACACTATATGTCGGAATGCGAACTACATTCGGACTCAACTAGCATAGCTGGCTCATAAAGAGTATTGGTTACTTACGTACAGAATACAGCGTGGTAAAAACAAATGAATAAATTCAAATGTGATTAATTACTGCTCCATGTCGTACATCACACACTCAAGTAGATAAATCATAACTACAAGAGTACTCCCATCCTAGTGTTACCTAGGTGCCAGGGAGGAGTCGGTGTATTCTTATTATAAGAAAACCACTCGATACGGGCAACGAATTGTGAGACACTAATCCCACTCGGTCAACTCTATTGACTATTTGCCACTACAATGCGCATCATTGTTGTGGGGTAACTCCAGGTTTTGGTACTGGGTTCGGACGACCTCTCCGTTCATCTAATTAAAGACAAGCTGGAAATAAGCTTTGGGTCCAATTTGGTAAACCACTTTGGATGTGGTACGCTGTTGATTACAGCTTAGTTCTTGCAATTTCATCGACGTTTCAAATCGACTATTACATGATCAGTATATCTGGTTAAAGATAAAATATTGGTTTAGAAACAGGTGACTAAATATACGGTCTGATAACCGTACTTTACCGGGATTTCCCAAAAGCCAAATAAATGGCTACGGTAACGTTGAAATAATCAGGTATTTCAGTGAAACGGGTTGGTCAAACAGGAAGGAGAATTCCTGCGACTAAAAAGCATAAATCAAGGTGACTAATCTTGATTGATGTCTAAATGATAAAGTGTTGTAAATCTATTGATACAATATTACTTTTGATTTGATCTATTCTCTAATAGAACATACTAGAGGACTACAAAGAAACATACTAAGGGACTACGCGTTAACGCAGTCCAGAAGTATGAATCAACTTAATGCAGTCCAAAAATATGAACTTGTTGAAAACAAACCTCGTCTACGATAACGAGTATAAACAAATATATGTCTACTTATCATAAAGAAAAGTTCCTAGGAAATGGTGAAAACC